CACAGGATCAATTCCTGCGGCGAATTACACACCATTGGCCAACGCTACGGCAATTGCGGTAACGCCTGCCAATGTGGACGGACTGTCTTATAAGTTACCAGTACAAGCAACGGTTGCGGCTATTGCGTTTGCAACGGTAACGGTTCCTGTTGGAACGGTTATAACGCTTATAGGTTCTGGCGGTGCAAACCCTGCAACGCTTACCACTGGCATAACCGATAAAAAAGCCATCTTGAAAGGTGGCGCAGTATGGGTGGCGTTAGACAATGCGGCTATTAATTTAGAAGTATTTAATGACGGCACCAACACTTATTTAATTGAATTAAGTAGAGGATAGGTTTTCTTTTAGTTGATTCAAAAACCACGCAATATGCGTGGTTTTTTTTATGTCACAGTTTTTTTTAAAGGTAATTACCACATTTGTAATCACATTGAAAATCACTAAAATAAATTTTATGAAAAAACAAGTAATTGAATTTTTAAGAAACTTGCCTGAAAGCAAAAGTCAGCAGTTTAACCAAGCGTTTGATCTTTACAGAAAGTCAGATTTTGCAAACGAAATGATGGTTCGCGCTTTAAATATGGCGGGATTTTCGGACAATGCATTAGCTAATTTGCTTTACGATTTAAAGCAACTGCACGAAATTACCGATGCGGATATTTATGCGGATGAAGTGAAAGTAATTCAATTGGAAACTGAAACAAACTTGATTGCTGATGCAAATCACGTTGTCGGTTCAAATGCAAACATCGAAATATCTGATCAACCTGTTCGTGAGGAATTCCCATTTTTGGCCGATAAACATTGTCCAGATGAGTTTAAAATTTTGATTGCCGATAAGTTGACCGCTTACAATTTGTACAAAGAAACAAAGGCAAAAATAACAGAAGCAAATGCCGACGAAGTGAGTAGCGAAACGCTTGCCGAATGGGCGAAAATTGCCGTAAATGCTTTTGACCTTAATCAAAAAATTTACGCAGAACTAAATCACTACAAAGAGCACGGAACGGTTTTGGGCAAACATCCAATTTTTAGAAAATTTGCGTTGCAGCGCGAAGTGGACGAAATGACTAATGATGCGCTTATTAAATTCAAAAATTCGAGCATTAAATATTTTTCTACCAACAAAACCGATTTAGCGATTGCCGAAAAGAAAAAAGACCAAGCGAAAATTGATATTATCAACATTCGTGTGGCAGTTCGAGAAGAAAAATTGGCATTGGTAAATAAAAAGCTAGGCGTTGAAAAATAAGTTTTTCGAAATTGGCGCCGTTGCTGAAAAGCAAGAAAAGATTGCAGAAAAATGGGAATCTAAATATTTAGCTTCCCACTTTCAAAAAGTGGGTGTATTGTCCGATAGCCTTAGCAGGTTACCAAGCGTTGGCGAATTCTTTTTTTTGCAAACCGACACAGCTTTCAACGCATTCACATTTGTGACGTTGGTTTCAAAAGCAAACAGTATCAAGCATTTGTACGCATCGACCTATAGTATTAGCCGTCGGGTGGTGGATTCGCTTATAGAACTGCACGACAAGGGCGTGATTGAACAAATTACGCTGTTGGTGTCGGAAAGTATGATAAAACGCAATCCGTTGATTATTGACAATCTGATGCAACAGGCGAAAAGCCGTCCAAATATGACGGTTTTGTTTGCTTGGATTCACGCCAAAGTTTGTTTAATGCAAACAAACGATGCACATTTTGTGGTGGAAGGATCGGGGAACTGGAGCGAAAATGCACATTATGAGCAATATGTTTTTTCTAACGATGCCAAGCATTATGAATTTAGAAAGGAATTATTTACAAATATTAATTTAAAGAAGTATTGACATGGCAAATGAAGTTTTTTTTATGGTTACAGAAACGGGCAAAGGACCACTGTTTATAAAAGTTTCTGATGTTGTTGAATTTAGCGACAACAGGGTTTTTGTTATTCAAGATATAAAGGAATTGCACGGCGGTGCTCATAAAAATATTAAAGTTAAAGAAACCGCAGAAGAAATTTTTTGCAAAATGGATTGGCAAATTCGTCTGCAAACTGAAAGAGAAAGATCATAATTATGCACTTAATAGAAATCAAACTGTCCGACGAAGAACTGGTGCAAGTCGAAGATTTGGCGGCTTGCAATTATTCGCCCGAGCTTATCGCAAAATATCTGGACGTAGACAAAAAACAGTTCATGGCTTTGTGGTACAAAAAAGACAGTTTGATTCGAGAGCATTATGACCGTGGACAATTGGTAGCAGAATTTTCGGTAAACCAAAAACAAAAAGAATTAGCCGTTGCCGGAAACATTACTGCAGCGCAAATTTTCTTGAAAGAATCGGAAGCGCAAAAATTTAAAAATACGTTGAATCAAGTTTTGTATGGCACTGACGATTGAAAACATAGCTTTGTCGGACATTTACGCTTTTATGGAATCAGGTAATCCAAAAGATGCACCTGAGGCTGTAGTTCAATATTTGGAACTGCTCGACAAAGTTCGTGCAATGTTTTTGCGTATAGACGCATTTGGTAGCAAAGAAGCTATTGTTAAACATTTGATTGCGGTCGAAAAATTCAGTCGATACAAAGCCAGTCAAATTTGCGACGACGCCCAGGAATACTTTTATTGTGATTCCAACATTTCAAAGTCCGCTTGGCGAAATATTTATGCCGATAAAATCGACAAGATGATTAACATTTCGATGCAACATATAAAAGACGTTTCGGATGCGCAAAAAGTCGTTAAAATGCTTATCGATGCGTCCGTATTACGACAAGTGAACGTGCCAGATGTAGAAGTTATTGCCGACGAAGTTTTCAGAAAACCTGTTGTAATTTATTCTTGTGATCCTAAATTTTTGGGTCTTCCAGAAATTGACCGCAATAAATTGGCTAAAATCATTGACGAACTGCCCGAACTGAGCGAAAAAGAACGTTTGCAAATCAGACGTGAAGCACGAATTGATAACCTCGAAATTTTTCCAGATGAGCAGAAAGACGCACGTAAGTCTTAGTGATCACGATATCGAAGGTCGTTTTGCATCGTGGATAAAAATGTCCATCGATTTGATTTCGCCCAAGGATTTGTTTTTAATTGCGGGACGTGCAACTGCCAAAACATCGGATATTATTGCCGAACGTAGCATGAACATTATTTACGATATGCCACGCAGTTATCAGGTTTTGGTTTCGGACACGTATGTAAATGCACTTAAAAACGTGGTGCCAACGCTTTTGGAAGGCTGGAATCGTAAAGGTTGGAAAAACGGAATCCACTACGTTACCGACCAACGGCCGCCAACGCATTTCAAAAATCCATACAAGCCTGTTGAAATTTATAAACATACCATTTCCATTTTTAACGGTTGTTTTTTCAACCTTGGTTCTTTGGATCAACCGGGCGGACTTGCGGGCGGAAGTTACCAACACATGTATGGTGACGAAGCCAGACTTTTGAAGTTTGACAAATTGAAAAAACTAACGCCTGCCATTCGTGGGGAATATGTGAATTTTGGGCACTCGGTTTTTTATCGTGGACGAACGTTCACGACAGACATGCCAAACATTGTTGATGGCGACGATGATTGGATTATGCAGCAAGAAAAAAACATGAAGTTAGAACAGGTTAAACTAGCGTTGCAAGTTGGTTTAGTTTTAAACGAAATTAAACGCGAAATCATTTCAAACAAACAAGTTGGCAATTTTGAAAACATCGAAAATTTACAAAAAAGTTTGTATCGCTGGACAGAAAAATGGGTCAGAGCTCGCAAAGATTTGACGTTTTTTTATGTGGTTTCAAGTTTTGTAAACGCCGATATTTTGACCGAAGGCTATTTTACGGACAGTTTAAAAGCCTTAGGAATCGAAGAATTTAAGTCCGCAATCTTATCCTTTAAAGTAAACCTAAAAAAAGGCGAAAAATTTTATGGAAACCTTGGCGAGCATCATTTTTATGACGATGGCGTTTTAAATTCCTATTTTGATAAGTTCGCCATTACGGACGAAATCGAAGAAAGTAGTTTGGCGTTGCGATACATCAAACACGATGAGAAGTTGGAGTGTGGCGTGGATTTTGGCGATATGTGCAGTATGGTAACGGCACAGCCACGAGGTAACTATTTATATTGCCTAAAAGAATTTTACACACTAGCTCCTGAAAATGAAATACAGCTTGGACGAAAATTTTGTAGGTTTTTCAAGAACCACAAAGCCAAAGTTTTGGATATGTATTACGATAGATCGGGAAATCAAAACAGTAAAACCAAACGCGACTGGGCAAACGCCGTAAAACGTGCCATTGAATTTGACAATGGATTGAGTACTGGTTGGATTGTTAATTTAAAATCTGAAAACCAAGCAACAATTTATCAAGAAGAAGAATTTGCTTTTGCAAAGGCCATGATGGGCGAAACTAGCAAGGAACTGATTAAACTAAAGATTGACAAGTTGCAGTGCAAATGTTTGAAAAGCAGTTTGGAACTAACCAAAATCAAGATAAAAGTAGATGCCAAGGGAAGTAAAACATTGCATAAAGACAAAAGTTCGGAAAGTTTGCCGATGCATTTGAGGCCCATGTTTTCGACAAACTTTTCGGATGCTTTTAAATATTTGATTTATCGTCGTAATTTTGTGGATAAAGTAAATGCACACTCGCAGTTCCAAGGCATGGATCCAGGGGTGTTTTAGTGTCATAAAGGCCGATGGTTATAAGTATCATATTTGTATGAAAATATTAATATTATAAAACCAAAAAAATGAAGGTAATAGAAATTTTAAATGATAAAAGTTTTTTGTTGGACGGCGTGCCAGTAAACAAACGTTATGAATTAAAACAAGAGCTAGACAACACGCTCAAGGCAGTCAGTGTTTACAACGAAGTTGATATTCTGTTTGAAAACGTGCAAGCAAACGAAATACAGATTGATGGCGAAAAATTCACAAACGTTATTGATGCTATTTTTGCGTTCGAACCTTTTAAAGCGAGTGCTGGTGGAAGTGGCGTAATCGGTGGCGCAACGTCGGCTTTGCAAGTAAATGGAAATACGCATTTAAATAATATTGACACTGCTTTAGGTACACCATCCGATGCACCAGCAACATCTGATACTGGTACGTTTTCAATTATTGCGTTTTTAAAAAGATTTGCTCAAAACTCGACCACTTTATTAACGAGAATACCAGCTGGAGTTGGCAGAACATTTACGGTAACAGTAGCAACAGGCGCAGGAACAGTTCCGGCAGGTTCTAAATCCGTAGGTTTTGCAGTTTTTGGCTCAGCAAACGCAACTATTGCAGGCGCATCTGTGCCTAGTGGCGTTGCTATTGACGAAACAGCAAGCGGTAACGACACAATTAATGCAATCACTTATGATGCAACAGGAACAACTTTAATCGTAACACGTTTAGTATAATGTCTATAAAAATCATACCACCAAGTGTAGTTCAAGCAGGAAGAGCTGATTGGAATACAAGAACAAATTTAGTAACACCTTTGGGTGTTAACTATGTGGCACAAACCGCAATTTTTAGACCAGGCACAGATGCAGGCGGAGTACGAACCCTTACTTTGCCAGACGCTACAACCTTTGGCGTTGGCAAACCCTTTTTTGTTGCCGATGAATCAGCGAGTATAAGACCTTGGTATTCAATTGGACTTGCTCCCGTAACTGGGCAAAAACTTAACGGAGTTGTAAATGAAATAAAAGAGTTAGTCTGGCCACGAGAAGGCATAGAAATTGTTTGTACAGGCGATGGCTGGTGGACTCGTGGTAGCAATATTACACCTACTGTGTGGCAAGAAATTCAGCGGAATGCTGGGCGTGAGCAGGTATGTATGGAAAATGATTTCTCTTGCATCACACAATATAATTCTGCGCCTCCAGAAATCCGAAGTTTTGGTTCAAACCATACAATTACCAACATTTCTCCTACCAATGCGCACCGTTCTATTTATTCATTAATGACAACCCCTACTGGCTGGCATAGGCTAAGTAGTGAGTTGGGCGGAAACACAAATGCAACTAGAAAAAAACATTGGGCAGAATTTACAATATCAGGCTTTGATTTAGTTCCGCCAGCTAATAATCTTTCGTATGTTGATTGGGCGCTTCAAGATACACTAACTTCTGGTGGAGCAACTCAAAACGGTGTTATTTTTAGATTTTTGCGTGCTGGGGGTAGAACTAATTGGACATTAATTTCAGTAAATAATGGTGTAGAGACTGCATTGCTTTCGAGCATTCCGTTAACAATTACAACTTTTACAAGATTTACACTTGGCGTTGAATTAAACGATACCTTAACAGCAGCTCATTATTTTGTTAACGGTGTTTTTGCAGGAACTATTGCCACAAACATACCTAACGGAAGTATATCGCTTGCTGTTGCTCAAAGTATTTTAGGTAATAATGGGAGTGGTGCAAATGTTCAACTTGACAGATGGCGACATTCATACGATGTAGTGGTTACCGGTAACAGAAATTAATTTTAGAAAAAATGAAAACAAAATATAGAGTTTGTTATCCTGAAGGATACACCGAGTTTTTAGACCAAAAAGAAGCGATTGCGTTTTCTAAAACTTTAGAAAAATGTTTGTCAATTGACAAAATCGAATTTGAAGTACCAAGACCTAAGGAGGATAATTCTTTGGGAAACGATGTAAATCAAAATATTTAAACATGGATTGGAGACGACACCCTTGGCTTATTTGGCTTGTACTTTTAGAATGGATTTTTGAACAAATTTGTAAGCAAATCATGCGAAGATTTTACAGCAAAAAAAAATAGTAGACCGTATAAGTTGCAAATAAAACGGTATCGAAGCAATGAGATTACAGACACTTTGGTGTTGGCGTGGATGCTCCGCAAAACGTTGGTTGCCGAACGTGGTGGTTGCTTGTTGTAGAAAACCACTATAAAAAACCGTTTCTTGTTTAGAAGCGGTTTTTTTTTAAATTTAATTTCATTCTAAATAAACTTATTGATACTTTGTTTATTTTTGTAAACTAATCACTAAAAATTTATAAGTTATGGATGCAAAATTTTTTAAAAACAATTCAGACCGTGAGTTTTACGGCAAAATTGCCGAACTAACGGATCGTGAACTTTTGGAGTTGCAAACCTATTATCTCGAAAAAACCGAAAAAAATGTACAATCTATAAAAGACAATGTTTTGTT